CGTTTCTTGCGAAGGTATGCTTTAATCATTTTCTATTCCGTTTTCATCCCTATCTCTAAGGCATAGTTCTATAATACTCATAGGCTTATTGCAGTTGCAGCTCATTGTGTTACTTTATGGTGTTTATGAGTAGTTAGACACCATTAAACAAACTTCTTTGCTCATTCATTATTCTGTCTGTAATTATTTCAAAAAATTCATCTGAGATTTCACAACCTACAAATCGTCTGTTAGTTTTCTTTGCACTAAAATAAGCCGTTCCACTTCCTAAAAATGGGTCAAAAACTAAATCATTTTCTTTACTACTATTATTAATAAAGTGTTCGAATAGTTGTATCGGCTTTTCGCTTGGGTGTTTTTTGTTCCCTCTTATCCCTTTTATACTTATCAATGCCTTACTTCCCATATTATTTATTTTCTTTGCTTTACCCTTTCTAAATAAAACAACAAACTCAACATTTTGCATATAATATCCTAATGGAGTGTGCATACCTTTATCCCATACTAAGATATTAAGAACTTTAAAACCTACCTTTTCACCATCTTCAATGATTTGTTTTAAGTTCTTTTGGTTAGTCATACAATAAAAATGAGTATCTTTTTTCATTACTCTAAACAATTCATCCATCCATCTATAAAAAGGTGGTATTTCAAAAAATTGTTCTCTACTTTTCTCTTTTTGCTCAAAAGTATTAAAACCTATTTTTAAACTTCCGCCACTTCCACCACTTGTTAATTTATATGGTGGGTCGGTAATGCATAAATCAATAGTTTCATCTTTTAACTCTCTCATATAATCTATGCAACTTCCTAAATATATTCCTTCAATCATTTTTATATTTTTAATTCATTAATAAAACGGTGGCTAACAATGGCTAAAACGGCATTAAAACGACCGTTTAGCCTGAGCGTTATGCTTAACAAAGTCCTCCATGTAAACGGTCTATGTTTTTACACATTTTACATTGCTTTTTACATTTTTTACTTTTAAAGCAAGTTTTATCATCTAAAAAACCATCAATCTTTTCTTCAACTTCGTAGTAATTACCTATCGCTAATATTTTTAATTTGTTTCTCGATATGTAATCTATAACATAATTAGCGATTGAATTACTATCTTTTCTATTGTTACCGCTCACAAAGTCATTTAATGCTTCGTTTAGCATCATATCAATATCTTTTAATTTCTTTCTTGTTTGTATATCCATAATTAAAATATCTAAGCATAACACATAAATATAAAGTAATAAGGGTAGATGGTTATTTTGGAGCAGTCAATTAACTTTCGCCTGTACACAACGCCATCAGTTTTAAAGGTCACTGCCTCCCTCCCTTACTACTTATATTTTAGCCGTTAGCAATCATTGTTCAAATTTCTTACAATAATAACACAAAGACTTACATCTATCAGCACTGTTTATACTCTCATCTTTGCAGTAAAACGAATTGCTAACATCACCTAAAACGCTATTAGCTTTAACTTCTTTTGCATATTCTTCCATTGCATCAAGTATCCATTTAGCTTGCCAATGGTTTATCGCTCCATTGTTTTTCTCTTCATGTTTGTAAAGTATCTTTTTTGCTTTTTCTCTACTCATTTTTTTTAGTGGGTATAACCCGTTAAATCTAACATCGTTTAGCTATAGCGTTAGCAACAACTCCCAATGTGCCCATTAGTGTCTGTATATTCAGAGTTTTCAATCCCAATACAATCATCACACTGATTTTTACACTTTGCTTTACCATTAATCAATATTGTTTCTTTACAAAAGAAATCACAGTTGCTAACACCACCTATATGTAATGCCTTGTCAATATCTTCTTTATTCTTTTCTTTATTCATTATTCTAGTCTTTTAAGTTAGTGTGGTAATTTATTCAAGGTCGCCACTACACATAGTCGAGACCGTTATCTATCATGCTGCCTACGCTCACAGAATTTGCAGTTTTGTTTGTGTAACATTTCTACTTGGCTTCTATTATTGTCTTTGTAAATAATATATTCACATCCTTCATATTGTATTGTTGTCATCCCAAAAGGTACGGATAAACGTTCTTGTCTGTTTTCTATATTACTTTCAGTATTTCCACCGCACGAAAAAAGCACGATAGATAACACTAAATAAAAAACATAGCTTAATTTCTTCATATCATTATAGTTTTGTGTAGCAAGTCGCTACGATTTTTTATTCTCACCGTTAAAATTTATCCTCTAGTATTTCCTTTACTTTTCTTTCTTGTTCTTCCTCATCTAAAGGATATTCATCATTCTTTAACTGCTCTAATCTTATTAGGGCTTGACTTAAACAGTCTACGGTTATTTCTAATTCTCTTTCCATGTCATAATATTACAACTTTAAAAACAAAAACAAAACAAAAACTACAATTATTTTTAGACTAAGTTAAAAACAGTCTTTTTTATGAAGGTGTTATTTTTTTGTACTTTTATATTATGTCATTAAAAGGTACAAATATATTTAATCTTTCACCTAAAAAGAAGATTAATAAATTATACAACTTTGATCCAGCAGATGGAGTTAACACTAAAGTAAGTGTAAACGAATCTCAAGGATATATAGAATATGGAGCTGCTGATTCTTTTCCTCAATTTTTACTAGATTCAGTAAGAGGATCACATACAGCATCCGCTTGCATAGACACAATAATATCTTTTATACAAGGTGATGGATTTACAGATACATCATTAAATAATATTCAAGTTAACCCTGTTCAAGATTGGCAATCTTTACATTCTGGAGTATCACAAGATGAAGGATACTATGAAGGTTTTTACCTTAACATTAGATACAATCCGCAGGGGTTAATTTCTTACATTAATAAACTACCTTTTGAAAATTGCAGACTTGGAGAGCCTTGTGAAGAAACAGGATTAATAAAAACAATACATTATAATCCTTATTATGGTACTGCTGATTACAAAAGAGAAGAAACTATAGTATTCCCTGTTTTTAATCCTAATCTAGCATTAGATCAAATGGAAACAGCTATAGAATTAGAGCAAAAGTATCTAGGTCAGGTATTATTTATAAAAGAAGAAAGACCTGATAATAAATGGTATCCTATTCCTTATTATTGGAGTGGTTTTAGATGGTTTGATGTTGAAAGAAAGGTAGGAGAATTTCATAATACAAACTTAGATAACAATTTCTTTAGTCCAGGTATATTAAAAATAGTTGGAGATCCTCAAGAAGTAATAGAGGAGCATAAAAATAAAGATGGTGATGTAGTAAGAACTGTAACCGCTGGAGATTCATTTAATAAGATGATGAGTGATTACTTTAGCGGATCAGAAAACGCTGGTAAATTCATGGTGTTATGGTCTGAATTAAAAGATCAGTTTCCAGAGGTAGAAGCATTTCCAGCAAATACTAATGATCAGTTATTTGTAACATTACAAAATTTAGCAGTAGATAACATTGTTATAGCTTGTTCTGTACCTCCAATATTAGGTAATATTCAAGTATCTGGAAAGTTAGGTAATACTCAAGAAATTACTAACTCAGTAGCCTTAATGCATGGTAGAGTAAGCAGAAAACAAAGCAAACTAGAAAGAGTTTATCAAAAGCTTTACAACATAAGTATATGGAATCAAGGATCTATATTTAATATTGATCCTTTCGAGTACGATCTAAAAGAGTTTGGAGCAGAAGAAATAGTAGTAGAAGAAAGTACTAACGATACAACTAGAGAAAATGGATAGTTTACTTATAAATAAGGATGATTTTATTAACTGGACTGAGTTAAGCCCTAATATTAATAAGGATAAACTTAATCCATTAATTATAGATGCACAAATTAGGCTTGTAGCTCCTGCTATTTGTGATTCAGTATACCAAGAAATACTATCTCAATTTGATAGCGATACTTTAACTCCAGATAATGAAACTTTACTAGAGGATTATATTAAACCTTTTTTAGTAATGGCTAGTTACGTAAACTATTTAGTAACTGCTGGAAAGTATTCTACTAAAACTGGAATGGTTAAGATAGTTGGAGATGGTAAAGAGCAGATAACTAGAGAAGAATTAAAAGATATTATAAAAGATTATAAGTATAAAAGAGACTTTTATAAAAATAGAGTTATAAACTTCTTAGAGTGTAATACGGATATTTATCCATTATTTAAAAACTGTTGCCATCCTAAAAAATCTAATTTTAGCATAACGGCAATAGAAAGTCCTCAAAGAAGATATTACAAGCAATTAGATAAATATTTTACTCAAGATAGACACGATTACTACGATGACTACCTATAATGAAACAATACCATATAATTTAGATATGCTTTGGGTTAAGGGGGATAAGTTTACCTTCTTAAATGAAAAGATAGTAGTATGGAGTAATAAGGCTTGTGGAGTAGGTTTAAATGTTGCTGATTATGATGGTATTTTAGAGATAAAAAAAAGACCTCAAGATTCAGCAATAGCGACTATTACTACTTCTAGTGGAGAAATGATATTTACAGATAATGAAATAACATTTGCAAAGCTAGATTTAAAGTTAAAAGTAGATAAATATTACTACTCATTAAAATTAATAGATAAAGTAGATACTAGTGAGGTGGGTACTTTATTTGAAGGAAGATTTAAAGTTAAAAACTAATGGCAATAGAGGTAGATTTGAAATGTGAAGTAGTTGGAGGGGCTAGTAGTTTTATCCAATTAACAGATACACCTAATGATTATACTGGTGAAGCTGGAAAAGTTCCTGTAGTAAACGGAACAGAAGATGGATTAGAATTTGCTACTGTTTCTGCTAATACTGGATATACTGCAAGCGGAGTTTTATTTGAAGATGATTTTGATGGTACTATGCTTGACCCTATGTGGCAGCAAAGTGGCACTTTTACTACTTCGGTTAGTGGCGGTTTTTTAAATATGCGGCAAACTACAGGAGCTAATTTTAGTAGTTATTTAAGAAGGTCTGATAAAACATATTTCACCAACTACTTTAACTTTGAATTAGAGTATTTTTTAAGACAAACAGGAGCTAGTGATTTTGGAATGGCTGCTTCATTTAAACATGATAATGCTAGAGAATACGACTTTAGATATTCTCATAATGATGGTTTTTTGAAATGCTTTTTTAGCAGTACTGGAGCTGGTAATATCTCTAGTTCTCAATCACGAATACCATCAATAGGAGATAAGATTAAAATAAGTGTAACTATTAGAGAAAATAGAGGTTCTGCTAAGTTGTTTATAAACGATGAACATCAATTTACTTTGAGAATAAATTGGGATCTTGATTTAAGCACAACTCCATTGCAGCCTAATAGGGTTACTCCTACTATTGCAATATTTAACTGCCCTGAAGTAGATGTAAATTCTTGTAAATTTACAGATTTAAGTAAATTAAATTCACAAATATCTTTTGTAGGAGATTCATATACACAGGGGTATGACGCTATTACTACTGAAAACGTATGGACTAATAAGGTATGTGATTTTTTTAACATAAACTGTTCTAAATATGCTGGAGGCGGTAACTTTACGCAAAACATATTAGACGGTATAGAACAGATAATACAAAATAACCCTAAAAATGTAATATTATTGATAGGAGTTAATGATGTGAACAATAGTGTACCACTTGAAACAATACAAACAAATATAACAAGCATAGTAGATCAATTAGAAACTGCTGGTATAAATGTTTATGTTTGTACTCCTGTGCTATTTGCTTTAAATGATCCTTTAAATGCATGGATAAGATTAACATATCCTAATCAGCTAATTGATACTAATGGTTTTTTAGCTGGAGGAGGATTTTCAAACACAGGTACAGAATCATTAATAAGTTCTACTACGCATCCTAATGAATTTGCTAATGATATGTTAGCAGAAGGAGTTATAGAATACATAGCAGAAAACGGAATATTAAATGTATAGACTATCCAACAGAAGTTATAGAAGGTTAGAAGGAGTTAACCCTTTATTAGTAGAAATATTAACAGAAGCTATTAAAGATAGCCCTTTTGATTTTGGTATACCTCTATATGGTGGTTTTAGAACAGCAGCAGAACAAAACAAATTATATCAAAAAGGAAGATCCCAGCTAGGTAATAAAGTTACAAATTTAGACGGCTATAATAGAAAGTCATATCATCAAAGCGGAAACGCTTTTGATATTTATGTAATAGCTAATGGAGATGTAACATGGAATGCAGAATTTTATAAGCCTGTTGCAAGGCATATAAAAAGCATTGCTAAAAATTGTTTTAATGTAGAACTTACTTGGGGAGGAGATTGGGTAAACTTTAAAGACTATCCCCATTTTCAAATTGATTAAATGTGGAAACTGCGATAGAATACCTAGATAAAGCACCGTTAATAGGATTAGTAATAGTCCTGCTTATAATAATGCGTGTAGGATATAAGGAATGGAGGAGAGAGAGAGATTATAGGGATTCTCAGGAGCTAAAAACACTTGAAGCACTTGTTAGAGTTGCAGAGGTAGTAAAAGACAATACTAATCAAAGTCAAAAAACGCATGAAATTTTAGTAAGGGTTGAACAATATCTAAACAGTTTATCAAAATGAATACTAAGGCTATAGTAAGAAATAGTATAGAATTATTACGCTGTGAATTAGATGATATGTTACCTAAAGCTACTGAAAGGAATATTAATGTTCTTTATATTGATGATGAAATAAGTAATTTAACTGCTTTAAGATCATTGTTTAGAAGGGAAAAATTTAATGTATTTATTTCTGATAATATACATGATGCATTGAATATAATTAATAGAGAAAATATCCAAGTAGTTATAACTGATTACAAGATGCCAGGTAAAAACGGGGCTGAATGTATGGAGATAATTCACAGAACAAACCCTAATATAATAGGAGTTGCATTAAGTGCATATAGCACAGGAGATATAGAGAAAGAGTTTAAGGAAAAAGGGGATGTTTTGAGATTTATAAAAAAACCTTTTAACTTCAATGAGCTAAAAGCAACAATTATAGATAGTTATAAGCTTTATATTTTTAAAATATCTAACCAATGCATAAACCATATAGACCTAGACTAACAGAAGATGAGTATAAGGTAGTACAAAAGTACAAAGCCTTTGTAAAATCAGCAGAAAAACAAGGATTAGACCCTAAAAGCGTAAAGCATGGATGGTTCAAAGATAAAAAGACATCCTTATTCGCTAAAAACCCTGGATTTAAAACGAATGAAGAAACTAATCTAGAACTTATTAAAGATAATGTATTAGAAGTTTTAGAATCTAAATCTATTAAGGTAGATAGAGTAGAAAAAAGGGGAGATCATTTACTAATAGTAGATCCAGCGGATATACATATAGGTAAACTTTGTGATAGCTTTGAAACTGGAGATACTTATAATACTAAGATAGCAGTAGAAAGAGCATTATCTGGAGTTGAAGGTATTATAGAAAAGTCTAAAGGATTTAATGTTAATAGAATAATGTTTATAGGTGGTAATGATGTACTTCATATTGATACACCTAAAAGAACTACTACAAGTGGAACTGCACAAGATACGGATGGAATGTGGTATGGTAATTTCTTAAAAGCTGTAGAACTTTATAAAAACATTATTGATAGATTATTAAACATTGCTCCAGTACATTTTGTTTATAATCCTAGTAACCATGATTATACTAATGGTTTCTTTTTATGTCAATTGATAGAAGCGTACTATTCTAATAACGAGAATATAACTTTTGATGTGGACATAAGGCACAGAAAGTATTACAGATATGGTAATAACCTAATAGGTAGTACTCATGGTGACGGTGCAAAGATGCAAGATTTACCTAATTTAATGGCTTATGAATCAGCTAAACATTGGGCTAATACAAAGCATCATTATTTCTTTACACATCACTTACATCATAAAGTAAGTAAGGATTTAATAGGATGTACTATAGAGGCTTTAAGAAGTCCTAGTGGTACGGATGGATGGCATCACAGGAACGGATATACTGGAGTACCTAAAGCAGTAGAAGGAATATTAATACATGATACATTTGGGCAGGTAGCCCGTTTAACTAATATATTTTAAAATGAACATTAAGGAGAATTTGAAAGAGGGGTTGATAAGCGATGTTATAGGCTTATTGTTTATTGTTGGTAGTTTTGCTAGTCACTTTATTCCAGGCATTAACACACCTTGGAGCGATGTTATTATAGGGGCTGGATTTGGGGCTACTATAGCAGCTTTAATTAAAAAATGAGATACTTACTTATATTATTACTTTGTGTTTCTTGTAGCCCATCTAAAAGGCTAAATAGAATAGTTAAAAAGAATCCACATCTATTAGATAGCGTTAAAATAGAAGTTATAGACACGATATATGTAGAAAGATTCCACCATGATACTATAACTAGAATAGTTCAACATGATAGCACTATTGTAATAGATAATGAAAGGGTATTTTTAAAGTACTTTTACGATACTTTGAGGCAAGAAATACATCACGAAGTAGAATGTAAAGAAGTAAAGACTGTATTTAAAACTGAGGTAAAGCAACCAAGAGTAATAATAAAAAAACCTACCATATGGGAGCATATTGTTTCCATATGGTGGATTATTTTAATATTTATTGGTTGGTATTTGTTCAGAAAGTTTTTTAAAATCTAGCCCATTAAAACGGGCTATAACAGTTTATATAAAGTCATGCTAAACGCACGACTAATATAAACGTGTTGTAAGTAATTTAAAAAAGGGTTTGTTGCTTCCTATAAGGTTCAAGCCTTTTGTTTGCCTTATCAAAATACTGCTTATCAATTTCACAAGCGGTTAAATCAAAACCTAAATCATCACAAGCAATCGCAATGCCACCACCGCCCAAATGCGAATCAAATATTTTATCCCCTTTATTTGCGTAGTTATGTAAAAGCCATCTATATAATTGAATTGGTTTTTGTGTTGGATGAAATCGCTCTTCATAATCTTGTTTCCTGTAACCATTCCACATATATTCAAATATTCTCGCTCTTTGATTAAAAGAAGTCCAAGCCATTTCAAACTCACTAAAATTGCCATTTACTTTTTTATCCCAAGCGATTATACCCATTGATGGTTTTAAAAAGGGGATAAAATAATTCGCACCCCACACAATTTGATTTTTAGATATTCTAAATAATTCATCCCAGTATTCTTGTTCAGGGATAGCTTTATCCCAATTACCAGAGTAAACTCTTTTTTTAGGATTCTTCCAAGCCTTAGATGGCTTACTTCCTGTTTCGTAGCTATCCCTTCCTATCCCATAAGGTGGGTCAACTATTGCCAAATCAAATTGTTTATCCTCGCATTG